ACATTAGATGATTCAAAAATTTGTACTCCAGCAATAGTTCCGATAAAGCCAGTTCTCATAGCTTCGTTCTGTAAGTCTCCACCATTAGGATTAACAAAAGTATTAGTTAATGATTTCTTTACATTGTAAATAACTTTTGGATTGAATACTCCATAATAAGGCATTGGTACATTTGCTTGTCTTAATGTTGCAACTGCTTTAAATATGTTGTCTATAGTTAATTCAGTTCCAGCACCACCTATGCTAGTAGAAAAGCCATCAAATAAAGCTGTTAAATCTGTATCTATCTTCTTTGCAATAGCTTCTCCAAATAATTTACCAATGTCTTGAGCAACATTTCTTGATGCTGAATTTCTTGCTAAATCAGTAAGTGTTGTCATAATTCCAACCTCTGAAGCTGTAATAGTTACAGATGTTGGGTTTACTGCTGTGTTTGATAAGTCAGATGCTTCACTAACTGCTGAGGCTGATACTGTTCCATAAATAGGAACTTCAACTGATTTACCTCCACCAGCGATTGTGTAGTTTTTAACTAAGTTTCTCATTACTGATTGCTCATTAGCAACAAATAATGCTTCTGCTACTATCTCAGTATAGAGTTCTGATATAGTACTAGATGTGGTTTCATTTGCCATTTATAACTCCTAAAAAATAAAAAAATTAAAAATTATGAATTTATCACTCTGGGTTGAGAGTTTTTTCCTTTGCGCCACTTGGCATACTTCTCTCTATCCTTTGGATTATTCATATCTAAATCCTCAATTTTAAAAGAGGTATTGAGTTCCCCTCTATCCACATTTGACACCGAACCACTACCTGATGGGGTAGCAGTTACAAAGTGAGGGTTCTGTGTTAAAAACTCTTGCACTAATTCGTCAGTAGTCAAAAGTTCCCCATTACTGTTATATCTTGCTAATCCGTTTTTGTCTAGGATTTCTACATTGCCAGATTCATTTAATTTAATGTTCTTATTTAATAATTCTACAACTTGGTCTGGATTGATTGCTCTGTTCTTTGATGCTGAAGATAATAAAGACTTATTTATCTTTATATCTCTTAACTGTGTTTCTAAATTAGTTTTTTCTTTGCTCCATTCTTGAGTTTTGTTTTTAAGTATTTCCTCAAACTCGCCCTTTTGGATTCTTTGTTTTTCTTCCGTTTCTTTCTGTGCTTTTACTATGTTTATTGCTGAATCCAAATCATCAACTCCTATTTTTTTATTAATAGCCAATCGTTCCTTATGCAATCTTCTCTCCACTATATCATTCAGTTCTTCTTGACTAAATGTTCTTGCCTTCGGTTTTTCTTCTACTTCAGGTGTTTGTGTTTCTTCGTTTACTTGCGTAGTTTGTTCTACTTTATCTTGTTCCATTTCATTTGCCATAGTTTTCTCCAGTTGTAATTTATTTATATCAAAGTTTTATAATAAAATCCAGTAATCTAGTTTAAGTAAAAACATATCTTGCCTTACCATCTGCTGTAACAATAGGGTATTTTCTAAATTCGTTCCAATCTTCATAACTAACTCTTTTATTGTTTTCTATGCTTAACTTAAAAAAATTTACATATTCTTTTCTAAAAGATTTATTTACATCTCCGTTGAATCCAGTCCTATATGTTTCAATATCATATAAATCTTCTTTAGATTTTAACCCAAATTTTTTAATATATGCTATTTGGATTTCAGCTATTTCTTTGGGTAGAGTTATATTTTCTTTTAGTTGTTCTAAATAATATTCTTCGTCTGTCATTTTATTTGCTCTTGTAAATTTTTAATTCCTTTATCAAACTGTTTCTGTGTTTTTGGCGCATATCTATCAATAATTGGTTTATATATTTTTGTCAAATTCTTATCTCCCATAATTGATATGTAGTTAGCAAATGCTTCAGTTCCGTGTCCAGTAGTAACACCAGTTGCTAATCTTCTAAATTTAGAATAATAATCTTTTCCGTGTCCAAAACCAATAGCTTCATTAGTTATAGCACCTAAATAGTCTGATAAAATCAGTATTTCATATCTAGTGTTTTCGTTACCAGTTGTTATAGCAAGTTTTTTTAATTCGTGCAATAAAGTTCCATCTCCAGTTCCTCGAATTGCACCTCTTTTATTAAGAGAGTTTATTTTTAAAATCATATTGGCTACATCAACTTGCGTGTCAACTCCTCTTTTTCTTAAATTATATTTAAAAATTTTATCTTTACCATCATTACTGAAAATTATAGCCTTTAACTCTTTTTTTGTAAATGCTTCACCATCTGTTAAATATTTATCTAAAAAAGCATCATCTATTTTTTTATCTAATGGCTCATATCTATAAAAAGCACCTCTAGAATTAGGGTCTGCATCTTTATCTATTAGTTCTTTAGATATAAACCCTTCTTTTTGTAGTATTTCTGCATTATCAAAATCCATCTCTACAGTTTCTCTATAAGTAGGTTCTCCTCTAAATTTTTTTGATAAAGCTTTTCTATCTTCTATAATTTCTTCTGCAAAATTTGCACTAAACATATCATCTGCAAAAACATTGCCACTTTTAAGTGCGCTTGAATTGTATTCACTTAATTTTGGTTTTTTCTTCAAAACTGTGTTCATTTGCATATCCATACAATGACCATATTCGTGTCGCCATATTTCTTGTTGCTGAATTTCTTTAAGTTTACTGTCTCCTTTTACTCCTCTCATATTAATGTAAGTGTTCCCAGTATCTTTGTTTTTAGTCAAATGTATTGGATTAACACCTAAATCTCTGGTTGCATAAGCACCTTCTTTATCTGCTCCTCTTGTAACTTTTGTTAATGCTGGGAATAAACTAATTATATTTTTAATATTAGTAGGTGAATTATTCCAAGAATTAGTATGCCATTCTAATTCATCTGGCTCTGTATTACCAAAACCTACAAATCCTTGCTCTTGTTCTATTTCTGGGGGTACTTCATCAACTGTTTCTTCTAGCCAAGCTGGGTCTGTTGGAATCCAAGTATGTCTGCATCTATAACCACCTCTAACAATAAATGGGTCTCCATTAGACTTTCCTTGCCAAGACCTGCCATTCCAAGTGTCTCTAATATCTTTCTCTGACAAAGTTTTTCCAACCATACTTACACAAAAGTCTCGGCTATCTCTTACTAATGTTCCAGTATAAGTAAAATGATTTAATCCAGCTTCTTTTGCTTTTGCTATAGTAAACTGACCATGAAACTGCATTACACTATCATGAGCAATTTGACCAGCATATCTTCTGAGATTGTTCCCAGCCCTATCACTAGCATATTGGGTGTGTAGTTTTCTCACAGCATCTTCTACTTGTAGTTTCTTTGTAGTGTCAAATTTATTTTCATTAATATAATCTACCAATTCATTTATTTCTCTTTGATTTGACTTCTTGTAAACTCCGTTTATATGCCCTCTGATGTTGCTTACCATATCCTCAAAAGGTCTACCAGCGATTGTACTTTGATATAACTCATCATTAATTACTTTAATAAATCTTTCGCCTATATCCTCAAACCCTGAATAGCTTTGAAACTTTAGTGCATTAATAGTAGATAGGTTTACTTCTGTAAGACTTTTAAATTTGTTTGGTATTGGCATTTCTCCAAACTCATCTAAGACTTCTTTTGCAATCTTGTTGTATTCATCATTAATAATTAAATCAGCTTCATTAAGAAAGTTATTTTCTATTGCTTGTCTTATCTTAGGCTGTAGTTGTATTGCTATTCTT